ACAGGATCTAACCCGCTTGGAAATGTCTCCCAAGATGAACCCACTTTCACAGACTTGGAACCTTCAAAGGCAGGAAATAGCGGTGACGGATATCTTTGGAAGTATCTTTTCACTGTTTCACCTAGTGACATTATTAAATTTGACTCAACTGAATTCATTACTGTTCCGAATGGTTGGACATCTAGCCAAGATTCTCAAGTTAGATCAGTCCGTGAAAATGGAGACTCATCTGTAAACCAAAATCAAATTAAACACATTTACATTCAAAGTGCTGGAAGTGGATATGCAAACGGATTGAGTCAAGAAGTTGATATAATTGGAGATGGAGAAGGTGCAAAGGCAAGAGTTGATGTTGTAAATGGAACAATAACAGATGCAGTTGTAAGTGCTGGAGGTAAGGGATATAGTTATGGAATAGTTGATTTAGGTACATTAAGTAGTGGTGTTAGTACTTCAACTGGTCGTGCTAAATTAGTTCCAATAATTCCACCAGGTTTAGGTCACGGTCATGATGTATATACTGAATTAGGAACTGATAGAGTTATTGTTTATGCTCGATTTGATGATTCAACAAAAGATTTTCCAATTGATACTAAATTTTCACAAGTTGGAGTGGTAAAAAATCCAACTAAGGTGGGTACATCAGTAACTTACACTGATAATACATATTCGTCTTTACAAGCAATTAAATTTGATACTGTAACTGGTATTCCTCAAGTTGGTGAAGAAATCAAACAAGTTTTGACAATATCTCCAAATACAGGAAAAGTTGCAACTGCATATTGTGCATCTTATGATTCTGAAACAAAAGTACTAAAATATTTTAGAGATCGCTCATTGAATTTCAATAGGACGAGCTATGATCATACCGATTATGCTGGTATTTCAACTGCTGGTAGAATTTATGATTTTGAATCGGTAGTTGGTGCTAATAACATTGAAGGTAAGTCATCATTCTTTGCTGGTGCTATATCTCGTAATTTTTCTGGAATCACCACAAACCCAACTGGCAATAAATTAATTAACTTGGGAGTGAACTTTATTTCAGGACTATCTAATTCTGAGATAAATAAAGGGTCAGGAGAAGTAGTTTACTTGGATAACAGACCATTAATTGTTAGGAACTCCCGTCAAAAGGAAGATATTAAAATCATACTAGAATTCTAAAATGCCACAAAAGACCAACTTAAATATATCACCTTATTATGATGATTTCAATAAGGATGATAATTTTTACAAAATACTGTTTAAACCTGGATATCCAGTTCAAGCAAGAGAATTAACTGGTTTACAGTCCCTCTTACAGAATCAGGTAGAATCTTTTGGTAAGCATATATTCAAAGAAGGTTCAATGGTTATACCAGGTAACATTGAACTTGATAATTCATATTTCGCTGCAAAAATAAACGATTCACATCTTGGCATTGATGTTTCAGTTTATTTGAATGAAATAATAGCGTCTAATGGTGGTAAAGGTTTAAGAGTTAGAGGTCAAACTTCAGGAACAGTCGCAACAATAAAAAATTATATTTTACCTCCTGCTGAAGGTGTTGATAATATTACAATTTTTATCAAATATCAACAATCTGGAACAGATGGTGAGAGTAATGCTTTCCCTGATGGTGAAATATTAGTATTGGAAGAACCATTAACTTATGGTAATACAACATTAACTATTGGTGAAACTATATTAACACTAGTATCAGAAGAAGCAACTGCAACTGGTACTGCCTTTGGTGTGAATGCAGGTATTTACTTCTTGCGTGGGAGTTTTGTTGATGTTCCATCATCACTTATTATACTAGAACCATACTCAACCTCACCTTCATACAGAGTTGGTTTTGATATTTCTGAGGAAGTTATAAACTCAAATGATGATGCATCATTATATGATAATGCAAAAGGATTTACAAACTTCGCTGCACCAGGTGCAGATAGATTTAAAATTTCAGTAAAACTTGCTAAAAAAGCATTAACAGACTATGAAGATACAAACTTTGTAGAATTGTTGAGAGTTGATACTGGTGAAGTAAAGAAATTACAAGATACTTCAACATATAGTGAACTAAAAAAATATTTTGCTAAAAGAACATTTGATGAATCAGGTGATTATTCTGTAGAACCATTCCGTATTGATATTCAAGAATCTCTCAATGATGAAATAGGAAGTGATGGTCTTTTCACAGAAAATAGACTTACTGATGAAGGAAATGTACCAAATGATGATATATTATGTGTTAAACTGTCACCAGGTCGTGCATATGTTAAAGGATTTGATGTTGATTTAACTGGAACAACTGTTCTTGATGTTGATAAACCAAGAGATATTGAAACAGTAAATCTTGCATCTATTCCATTTGAAATGGGTAGCATGCTTCGTGTCAATAACGTGCAAGGAGTTCCATTAATTAATATTGGTGGTGGAACTGCAAATGTTATAAAATTAAGTAAATCACGTAAAGTAAGTGGTAGTAGCAGTAGTGCTATCAATGAAGAAATTGCTGGTAGCACAATTGGTGAAGCAAGAGTTTACTCGTTTAATTTGACTGATGCGTCATATAGTGCATCTACCACACAATTTGATTTGTATTTGTATGATATTCAAACATTTACAGTTCTAAAATGCAATTCCTTTACTAATGGAAATGTTGTAAAAGGTTCAAGAGTTAGAGGTCGTGCAAGTGGAGCTATTGGATATGCTGCATCAAATGCTGGCACAACTGGTGCAAACGAAATAGCAGTATCAGAAACAACAGGTAAATTCATAATAGGTGAGCAATTAGTAATAAATGAAAGATCTGTAGTTGCAGATGTATCAATTAAAGAAATTGTAGCATACACAACTGAGGATATTAAGTCAGTATTTCAGGATTCAGATACTTTAGATTCTAATTTATTATCTAATTTTAGTGCAGACACTGTTTTATATGAAAAATTACTACAAGGTTTTTCAGTTACAGATCAATTAAACATCACAGGAACCACTGCAACCGTAAATAATCGTAATTTTGCTGCAAAGGTAGGTATTCATACAGACGCAATAATTGCATATCAAAGAGGTGACTTTGAAGATATAGTTTATAATAAAATTACTAATATTTCTGTAGATGGTAAAACACTTACTCTAGGTGCTGTTGGTGTTCATACTGGGGTTAATAGAGGTGAGGTATTATCTTCAGGTATTTCTACATCATCTCCATTCAGACTTGTAACACCAATAATTCAAAATCTTGATGGATCTGGAATTTTCACAGAATTACCGAAACCAAATATTTCAAATGTAAACCTTGCAGACTCAAATTTAGTCATATACAAACAAATTACTGGTGCACCAGCTAATATAAGCAGTAATACAATAACTTTCTCATCATCAGTAGGTTTACAAACTTCTGCTGGTATAACCAGTGTATTTTTTGAACCATTTGATGCTGAAAGATATTCAATTAATTATTCAGATGGATCAACAGAACCATTAACAGATGATCAGGTTTCAATTACAAATAATGGAAATGTTATCACTTTCAGTGGATTGAAAGAATCAAGTGGAAGTGCAGTAGTAAACGTAACCCTTAAAAAACTTGGACTTACTAGCAAAACTAAAGATTTTGTAAGAAGTCAAAAAGTTGAAGTCACTAGAACAGTTGGTGTTTCAACTTTATCAAGTTTATTAGAACCAAGTGCTGCATATGGACTAAGAGTTGAAGATGAAGAAATATCATTAAATGTACCTGATGTTGTAAATGTTGTAGCAGTATTTGAATCAAAAGATACGAATACTCCAGTATTAGATAAATTGAAATTTGTTTCAGGTTTAAATTTTAATAACAATGCAATTATTGGTGAATTAATTGTTGGAAAAGATAGTAGAGCAATAGGTCAACTTGTAGATCGTAATGCGAATGATGTTACTTTCATCTATATGAATGATAGTAAGTTCCAAACAGGAGAAGTTGTAACTTTCAAAGAATCTGCAATTGAAACAGTTGTACAAGGTATAGAAGTTGGTAATTATCTTGATAGAACTGAAAATTATAGTTTAGATAAAGGACATAAAGAACAATATAATGATTTTTCATCAATAATTAGAAATCAAGGTTTTGCAGTACCTTCAAAAAGATTATTAATTATATTTGATCAATATCAAGTTGCAAGTGGAAATACTGGTGATATATTCACAGTTGGTTCATATGGACAAGAAAGATACACTAATGACTTACCAGTTATTGGAGAGGTAAGAGCATCAGATATGCTTGATTTTAGACCTAGAGTTAATAAATTTGTACCAGATGGAACAGCAGTTTCACCATTTGCTTTTAGTAGTCGTACCTTTGAATCAAATACACCGTTTGTTATTGCACCAGGTGAGAGTTCTTTAATGGGATATAGTTACTATCTTGGTAGAGTTGATAAGTTAGTAATCGATAAAGATGAAACTGTAACAGTAATACAAGGTGTATCAGCAGAGAATCCTGTTCCTCCATCAAGTAATACTAGTGCAATGGAGATAGCAACAATCATATATCCTCCATACCTTTATGACACTAAAAGGGAACCTGAGATAAGAATGCGTGATAATCGTAGATTTACGATGCGTGATATTGCTAATCTTGAGAAGAGAATTGAAAATTTAGAAACAATTACATCATTAAGTGCTCTTGAATTAGATACAAATGCATTTCAAGTTAAAGATACTGATGGATTGAATAGATTTAAGAGTGGTTTTGTAGTAAATGATTTTAAAAATAGAGATTTTATTGATTTTACTCCTAATAGTGGATCAAGATGTGATATTGATACTGTACAAAAAGAATTAATTAGTGCAATTGATTTCTGGTCAATGAACCCAGAATTAGCATTAAATTCTGCCATTAATACTGATACTGCTGATTTAAATTCTAATCTACAACTATTAGATCCAAATTGTAAAAAAACTGGGGATTTTGTCACATTAGATTATGAAGAAGTTGATTGGATTGAGAATCCACAAGCAACTGGAGTTGAAAATGTTAACCCATTTAATGTTATTGCTTTTGCTGGTTCAATAAAATTAGACCCTCCATCTGATAATTGGACAAGAACAATATATGTTAATAATGCAAGAGTAGAATCAACTGGTGCAAGATGGGTAGAATCATCTAATATTGTTTCAAATACCGCAGTTAGAGGAAGATCACATTCTCATACTCGTGTTGAAAATAGGTCAGGGGGAAGATTTAGAGGTTTAGTAAATCGAGGCAGAAGAAGAGGTCATTTTCATGGAAGAAGAGTTCACCAAGTAAGAGTTACAGAGACACGAACTAGAGTAACAAGAAGAATTGAAAGAAGTTTTACTAATACATTAGT